AAATCAATCAAATGTTGTAATACAACAAAACAGTACACAAAATAATTCATCTGCTAGTGGTCAAACACAAAACTATATACACACGGATAATAAGAACTCCGATAATACATTGTTGAATATGAATAATACGGCTATTGCCTAGTAGATACCTAATTCTTTTTCAGTAAAGATTTTAAACTCTAAACCATTATCGTTACAGTAAACATCAGCGGCTTGCCATTTGGCTATGTTTTTGATATACTCTAAACTCTCTCTCATAAATGCCTTTGTTCTCTTTGTTTTAGGTTTAGGTTTTCTAGTTTGGGCTGCTGGTTTTATCTCTATCATATATCGCTTGCCTTTTGTGGTCTTTATGATAAAGTCAGGATAGTAACGGTGCCTCTTTCTATCAATAGGATTGATGTATGGTATTGCTAATTCTTCACTGGCCCAATGAGTTATATCTTCATTTCTATCACAATATACCATAAACTTACGCTCCCAATTGGAACGATATACTATTCTTGTTGGATCACCAGCGTATTTGTTTGGATTGGTGGGTCGGTAAATACCTTTGTATGATTGTCTTTTTTTCATTATAAATATTACTATTACAAAGGTATTTAGATGAGTTTTACAAGTAAGGTTTCAAACATATTAAAGCAACAGGTTGGTAACATGGTAGGCAGTAGCATATCAAGTTTTGCCAATAACTTAATGGCCAATGGTGGACAAAAGAAAAAGTTGGCTGCTAAACTATTAAACAAATCTCCATTAGAGATAGACAACATAGACCCGACTGCTCATATGAAAGAAAATCCGTATCAATATGGTACGGTATATTACCCACAAGAAACATCAAACTTAGGCGAAGGCCATTATATTATATTTGATGTTATAATGCACAAGTCATCTAAATTTAAAACTGATAAACAAGCAAATGTAAAAATCAGACCTAAAGCAAACTATAACACTTCTTACGTTGGTGAACCCACATCATATGAAAATACTGTTGCTAAAATAAAGAAATCAATAGCTCTTGCTGATCCAACATCATCAAACTTACAAGGTGTTAAGTCAGGTCTAAATCAAAAAACACCAACACATACATTTTTGTCAGACAGTATAATACTATACACACCAGGTGCTGCTCTAAAGTTTGGCTATGGTGCCGCTTATGAGGGCATAGACACAGGTGTTGCCGGTTTATTAGGCGATGCATTAAGTGGGGTTAAAGATTTTGATAGTGCCATGGCGGCCCTCAAAGGTGGTGGTGCTGACGCTGTTAAAATGTTAGCAAGATCAGGTATATTTGGCGCTGCTAGTTTAATACCAGGTTTTGAAAATGCTGAAGCAGCTTATGATAAGGCAAAAGGTCAGGCAGTAAACCCACAACAAGAGATGGTGTTTAGTAGAGTTAACTTTAGAGAGTTTGAATTTCCATTTGAATTTGCTCCAAAGAATGCTCAAGAGAAAGACCAAATGCACAAGATAATAAATCTATTCAAGTTTCATATGCATCCTGAATACCAGGGTGATACAAAAGGTTTCTTTAATGTACCAAGTGAGTTTCAAATTACATACATGTACAGAGAAAACATTAACACATATATACCAAGAATTAGTCGTTGTGTATTGGCTAATATGAACATTGACTTTGCTCCTGAAGGAGTATTTTCTACATTTAAGGCAGATAATGGTGGCGCTGCTCCTGTTATGGCAACAATGAACTTAACATTTAAAGAAACAGAAATAATGACTAAAGAAAGAATAGCTGAAGGATTTTAATGGCATATTTCTCTAAATTTCCAAAAGGTGTGTACGACATTAAGGGTGACGGTAACGTTAAACTTGTTACAGACTTAATGAGAAGAATTAAGATAAGGTCTAAAATCAGAGATGAGGTCAGTCTATATCAAACATATGATGTACCAAACGGTGAAAGACCTGAACATACAGCATTTAAACACTTTGGTGATACAGAATTACATTGGATTATATTAATGACCAATGATATAACAGACGCCTATTACGATTGGCCATTATCAGAGCAAGATTTTGAATCATATGTAAATGACAAATATGACAATCCTGGTACTGTACATCATTATGAAGTAACACAATCAAGTGGTAAACAAACAGGCAATGGACCAGATGATTATACACACATGATAGAAGTTAATTCAGACACCGTTGGTGCTCAGTCAGTATCTAATTATGAATACGAACAAAGATTACAAGATAAAAAAAGAACAGTCAGATTACTACAACCACAATACCTTGGTCTTTTTATAGAAGAATTTGAAAGACTTATAAGAAATTAGAATGATATGTATAGTGAAATTGATACAGCACAACTAGAAAAAGCTGGCGATTATGTCCTATCAGACATTGAGTTAGTTTCTTTTCAGGCCGCTGATGGTAGTAGACCAAAAAGAATTTCAATTAGATCACTTGTCAGTGAAGTCAACATCTACGAAGCTTTAGACCAAAAAAATCTATCAGGTACAGTTATCATAACAGACGCTCAAAATGTAGTGGGTCATTTACCATTAACAGGCTTTGAACGAATAGAATTTAAGATGTTTACACCTGGCACAAGTAGAGCTTACGACTTTACCTTTGAAACAGGTCACCCAATGTTTATCTACAAGATTGCCGATAGGACTGGTGTATCACCTAGAACACAGATGTACAAACTACACTTTTGTTCAGCAGAGATGATAGTCAACGAACAAGTCAAAGTAGAACGAGCCTTTACAAACACATATGACAACAATGTAATATCAGTGTTTAGAAACGAATTAAAATCTAAAAAGACAATGATTGTAGAAGAAACAAAAGGTATTCGTAAGTTTACATCACCTAAAATAAGACCCTTTGAAGCGATAGACGAGTTCAGTAAGAATGCTGAGAGTAAAGTATTCAATAATGCCGGCATGATGTTTTATGAAACGGCCTTAGGGTATCACTTTCAATCAATAGAATCTATGTTAGCCATCTCTAACAGTGTTGCTCGACCTGTTCAGGCCAAATATACCCCTAAACCTGCCAACATTAGAGATAGTCGTGGTAATAGAGATGTAATAAAAGAAATGCAAACAGTGGTCAACTATCAAATCAATGAACAGTTTAACACATTAAAGAATTTAAGAAACGGTGTCTATAATGCTCGTGTGATTACACATGACAACTTTAATAAGACCTTTAGTGAGGTTGATTTTGATTACGGCGATGAATACCATAAATCATTTCATACTGAACATGATGGTAAAGGTGGCCTACAAGATTACAAAAGTATTATGCCACTATTTAATTACAAAGACAACAAGTTTTTTAGTCAGTTTCCACAAGGTACACAATACCTTGTATCAACAACAGAAAACGTACACACCGATATAGAACGAGTACCAACCGAGATTAATCTACCAAAGAGATTGTCACAACGATTATCCTTTGAGACCATGTCCCTTACAATTACAGTTCCAGGGTTTACAGGTCTATCCGTTGGTGACCTTGTATCATTTGAAATGCCAAGTTATGAACCGTCTGGAGTTGACAATCCGTTAGACCTAGACCCATATATGAGTGGACGTTACCTCGTTAAAAGTATAAGACACAAGATTACTACAGGCATAGACCGACACGATATGGTATTAGTAATATTCAAAGATTCAGTATTTACAGGCTACCCTCAGGAGAACGTAAACACATTAGAAGATAGAGAAAACAAAGAGTCTATCAATATATTAAAGTATGACCTAGATGAAGCTCTTTTAGATAATACAGAGGGAGATAACGTATTTAAGTAGATGATAACTCCTCAGAGATATACAGAGAATCCGAGAGTTTCCGACGCTTCCGAGCGCTTAGGACATGGCCATCTTCAAGCAACCGAGAGAATGGTCTACAATATAACACAAACCACCGTGAAAGGCAAGTAAAAAGACAATGAGAAATATAATAAACAACATTAAACACACATATGGCAACCTCTCAACAGCTTTGATAGAAATATATTATACAGAGAAGTATTACAGGTTCTACAAAGGACAAGAAGCTAAAGTCAGTCTGGCGACTGCCTGTTTCTATATGGGACAAGGGTTTGGTTACATACAAGGTGCTTCAATCGGCCTAAGTAGTAGAATAGGCCATTTGCGTACGGCCATATTAAATAGGTTTAAATAGCGGCTAGTGAGTGAATTAAAAGCAAACTTATATCGGTAAATAAAAAAAAGTATGAACAATAAAATTTTAGGGTTAAATGGTTTTGTCTGGTTCGTTGGCGTAGTAGAGGATAGATTAGACCCTACTTACACTGGCCGACTTCGAGTACGAGCATTAGGCCATCACACAACAAACAAAGAAATACTCCCAACGGCCGATTTGCCATGGGCCTCTTGCATGTTACCTGTTACAGCGGCCGGCATTACTGGCCTTGGCCAATCTCCTAGTGGCCTTGTAGAGGGTAGTTGGGTGTTAGGATATTTTAGAGATGGTGAAACAAGGCAAGAGCCTATCATCATAGGGAGTTTACCAGGTCGGCCATCTGAATTGGCCAAGTCTGGTGGTTTTTATGATCCTTCTGGTACTTACCCGAAATATAAGGATGAACCTGATGTCAATAGGTTGGCCGTTAATTTAAAGGTTGACGGTGAAGAAGTCAATCCACATTTATCATTGACATTGAGAAGATCAACAAGAATTACTGGTGTTGCCACAGCGGACATTAATCCCGTGACGGCCGCCGATGGATCGAGTATAGATGGTTCAAATGGAGATACCTTTGACCAACCGAAGATACCCTATTCGGCCGTTTATCCTTACAATCATGTATATGAATCCGAATCAGGCCACCTTATGGAGTATGATGACACAAATGGAGCAGAGAGAATATACCAGGCCCATAGAACAGGCACCTCATATGAAATAGATCAGAATGGTAATAAGGTAGAGATTATCAAAGGGGCCTCTTATAAACTATTGTCTTCAAAGGAACAAGTACAAATAATCGGCGACTCTGATATCTCAATAGATGGCCGCCATAAGATTTACATTAACAAGTCAAACACCGTAGATAATCATTACGACATACAAGTAGGCACAGGGGCCAATATTAATATACAAGTGGATAGTGGTGATGTAAACCTGATTACGACAACAGGTAAGATAAATCTAAACAGTGGTGGTGATTTCAATCTTAAAGTAGGTGGCAATATGGTCGTAGATGTGGCCGGCACAGAAACAAAGAATGTATCAGGTACAACGACACATAACACAAGTGGTGCCGTTATACACAGAGGCAGTACAATCGACCTTAACCCATAGACTGGTATAGACCTAGGTCGTACCATTGTGTAAGACTCTTACACAAACTCTTACACAACACAAACACCAGTGTGTCAAAAACCTGGCCAGATTTTAGCTAGTTATATATGGAGGCTAATTGCTAAACTATAAATGTAATAAAGATGTTAATAGATATATTGAAGGCCTTATTTGCT